TGTTGCGATCAATAATCTCATCATATTCTGGATACATTTCTTTGAACACATCAAATATATTATTCTCGGTATAGAACAAGTGAGAATAAGCTGTATCTGTATAATAATTTATATCTCTATTAAGTATCTTATATCCAATGTCTTTGTACTCATTAAGTGCTTTGAAATAATGTTCTCTAACATCTAGTTTGTGTTTCATAAATGTTTTGTTCTTAAATAGTTTTGAATATATGTCTTTTAATAATTCACTTCTATTACCATTAATTTCATAATAACAATCAGCATGATATTTTGTTAAACCATACCAGTACATTGGTATTAAGAAACTTCTACTATAAAAGAAACCTTCAAAGACTTGATCTTTTGTCATCTTATCTGTTGCAACAGCAATCTCATCTATTACATCATTGTTATATGGCTTTGCAGTACCTTTAATATTTTGCCATATCATTTCAGGAAAACCTGTATTAAATTCTGTATTACTTAATCTACTTAAAGTATTAATCTGTATCATATCAAATGGTGCAGGCATGTCAACTATTTCATGTAGACCATACTTAAATGTTTCTAAACTATCGCCAGGTAGAGGAAAGATTAATTCTGTATAAGAAGAAACACCTTTGTCTTTTAAATCTTTTATGATAGGTTTGAAACTCTTAATATCAAACGCATTTCTTCTATTGACATTATCTAAAGTTTCAGGATTTGTAGATTGTAAACTAAAACCAAAAGTGTCATCTACATTTGCGTCTTGTAATTTCTTTGCTAACTTCATTATCTTATCGCCATGTGTCTTTGCCCATGTAGGCATAAATCTACCATTAAAGTTACCTAGTTTTTTTTGACTGACAACAAAATCTACAAGTTTTTCATCTCTAGGAAATATACCAAAGTTACTATCTGCTACATCTATAGCAGTTACATTTCTATCACACATCCATTTTAATTCTTTTAAACATTTTTCTGTTTCAAACATTTGTATCTTTGTATATTTCTTATGGCCTATGTCACAGAAAGAACAAGTATAAGGACAACCTCTATTGCCTTCAAAGATTGCTCTAACTTTTTGTGTGTTGCCTTCTAGTAAACTATCAAAGAAACCATTAAGATAAGGACTAGGTATCATTTTAGGGTCGGCATATTCTGCCTCGGCTGCATTGTTAAAGTCTTTTGTAACAACACCTGGTATGTTAAGTTCATCATCTACTAGTAATCTTCTCATTGTTTCTTCACCATAGTATGCTAACACAGCGTCTATTTCAGGATGTTTTTTACACCATTCTGATGTATATTGTGGTTCAGGTCCACCTACAACTATTCTACATTTAGGATACTTCTTTTTTATTTCTTTCAATGCGTCATATGTTATTTTCCAGTTCCACATATAACAACTTGCAGCTATAAAATCAGGTTCAACTATATCAATCTCTTTGTTCCACCATACACCTGCAAGTTTATATTTCTTTCGTACTTCTTCAAACTGATTACAATAAGACCAGATCGTACCTACTGCTTGTGGCAGATAGGCTGCGTCTGTACCTAAAGGTATCTGTAGAAAATAGAAGTTACGCATTTTTGAAATTCTTTGTGTCTGTCCATATAGTCTTCTTGTCAATCTTATCAAACAACTTATCAACCCACTCAAATAAATCCATCATCAATACCCAACGAGGTCCTGTATCAGTTAATTGTCTAGGTACAGCGTGTAACATACGTGTATTGAATATAACAGGACTATCAACTACGAATGACTCTACTGGATGATTGAATTGATCGTAAAAGTATTGAGGTGTATTTTCAAAATCACCTTTCAAAGGTATACCTAGATTGCCCCACTTGTTGTGGTCAATATGGTTTACTAACCCACCAGGTTTCACATTACTAATAAAAAATGATGGTCTTTTAAATTCTGTATTTAGACCTTCATACAATTCATTTAGTATAGGAAACTGTTTAGGGTTTAAAGGTAGTTCTTCAACATTCCAAAGTAAACCATTTTGATCGTACCCTTGTCTCCATGTTGCTCTTTCAGCATATTCAATTATCTCATTGAAAACGTTTTTATCGTATTGTAATTTAAATTTTTTATGATACCACATTATGCAAACCTATATTGTTCTATCAATCTTTCAAATAAAAGTTCATCAAACTTCATACAGAATACTAACATTATAATGTCGTCCGATGTACTAAAAACTGAATGTCTTTTGTTAGCGTTAAAGTAAAACATCTGGCCATCTTTAACATCTCTAACTGTATCCTCATATATAAACTTTAAATCTTTTTTATCACACCTGTTGATGAAAGTAATAAATCTTATTTCATCATAACCATATTCTATTTTGTTTACATCATAGTGTTCAGGAAAATAACCACCTGTGTTTAGTTTTAAAAAGTGACATCTCCCTAACCAAGGTTTCCATGGTTCAATGAGTTTCTGCAATTCTTTTGAGTTATCATATACTTCGGTGTATTCTTTTATGTGATGATTTGTAATACTAGTACCATGTATCTTATTGTATTGTAGTAAACTATCTAAATCAGGTATACCACTTAACTTGCCATCTAAACTTGTTACACTTAAACCCCACCTATTATTTGGGTTTCTTAAATTGTAAGGTTTCCATGAGTCTTTGTATGGCTCAAGGTCTTTCATTATCTGTCTAGTATTGATGTGTTGTTTCATTTGCAACCAGTCACCCATAGTAGATAGTCTTTGAAGTGCTTTGTTTGTTCTATCTATACTACTCATATAAATTTTATCCTTTTGTTTTTTTCATTCTGTTCCCAGTTTACTAACGTGCCATCTAGTAATCTTTTCTCTATATCTTCATAACTGTTATGTCGCCAAGCACAAGTTATAATAATTCTATTTTTTTCTGTCTTGTTTTCTACACCATGTATTTCAGGACCTTTAAATATCCAAGGTGCAAATTCTTTTGTTAATCCATTTTTTTCATATGTCATTCTATACTTTTCTGTACTTCTATCAAAACTATCATAGAAGACTTGTGGACTTGTATCACTAAACTCACCTCGTATTGCAAAGTTTAAAGCAGCAGGTCTGTTTCTATCTTGGTGTGGTGGTGCACCACCTATTGCTGTTTGTGTGTACAATACAGTATCAAAAGATATTGCAGGTGTAAAAAGATTTATCAACTCATAATGAAACTCACTAAAAGGATAGTTTTTACATTCTCGTCTAGCGTTAAATGCCTCTTGTACAGTCCATCTTATGTGACCACAATCAAACAGATACCAATTGTTCTCGTCTATATTCTCTAAATGATTTAATAGATATTCTCTATCATACCAAAGAGTTTTTAGCTCACGACAATACGGTGCTGATCTTGTTTCTTCCAAGGACGTCAACCTTATCTCTGGCGTTATCATTAAACCTTTCATAATTCGTTTGTATAATTTCTAAATATTTTATCATTGTATCAGCGTCTGATACTTGAAAACACGTCATAGGATTGTGTGTAAAGTCTTCATACTTACAATGTTTCATAATTAGATTGTCTATAATCATAGCGTATCTATGACTACAATTTCCTAATCCTTCTTTACTCATACTCTCTAACATACCTATAGATGTAGCCCAATCACCATTAGGGTCAGGTAAGTTTTTTAAGTACGATAAATTTTCTGATTTGTGATATGCGTTTTGTACGTAACAATTATCAACACTTGTAAAATATACTTCATCAATGCCTAGGTCTCTTATCTTGCTGTAATAGAAGTCGTATGCTTTTAAATGTGTGGCTGCATACTCAACTAGAAATACACCAGGCAATCCTATTAGTAATATCTTTTTATCTTTAAATAATTCGTGTGTAGAATACCAGTTTGTGGCTGCACTATCTTTGTGCATAGTTTTTATATCTGGTATTATATCGCCAACTCTTATCATAACATAATCTCCTTTGATTTCAAAAAACATCTCTTTGCTTTTCTTCCCCACCAGAATAAATGCTTTGAGTGATCTACTATATCTTTATATTTATAAACGGTTACAGAAACGATATTGTTAACTGAAATTAATTGATCCAAATCAAAAAACCAACTGTACCAGTTTTTGTTAAATTGTTTTTCTATATTATCTCTTTCATATGTGTCAATAATGTGCTTGTTAAACTGGCACGCTTCTGATACATCAACATTATATTCTTTCTTACATATGTCTATAACCTCTTTGTGTACCTTGTCTATGTTTCTATACAAGAAAGAAGCTGTTGCACCATTATCTTGTATATGAAAATCATCACCACCTTCTATTGTTCTACCCCATGTCTTATCTTCAAATAAACTTTGTTTCAAACTGTTTGTGTGATTTTTATATTCTTCATTTAGTATACCATTACCATTTCTACTATACTCAAATAATTTTTTATAAAAATCTATAAAAGGTACATTGTGTTCTCGTTTTAGATATGTGGCTGCAACTTGACTAACGCCATGATAGTGATGAGGTATCACAAGACCTTTAGCGAAAAAATACATGTCTATATAATCTTGTTTACTATAACTTTTACTTTCATATGCAACATAATCAATCTCACCATTACTATCTTTAGGATAAGTATTACCACCTGCAGGTGCAGCTGTTTTTGTATATTTGTATCCGTATTTGTTTTTATATTCAGGATCAGAAAAAGGAGTATTAGGTACAATACTCAAAGGGTGTACTGTCAACGCATGGTCACTTCCTAATTCTAGTATCTTACCTATACCTTTTATCCATGTGTCTAATGTTTCTTCAGGTAAACCTACAATTAGTTCACAATAATTATCAACACCTGCTTTGTTATAGTCGCCAACAATTTGTTCTAATTTTTCATTTGCAAGATTAATTCTTTTGATTGCTTTTAGTGTTTTAGTATTCATACTTTGTAAAGCAATTGTAACACCACGTCTTATCTTTGCTTCTTTATTAAGTATTTCACCCAACTCTACAATTCGTTTAGGTTGTTGTTTTGCTGTACTATAATCTATCTGTCTAGGATAACCAGTTTCATTTCTACATTTAGCAATATGTCTTATGAAGTCAACATCTCTATTGAACATACCTACATTACTATCGCCAAAGTATAAGAAGTCAATTTTATTTTTTACAATCCAATCTATCTCACCTATTACTCTATCATAATCAAACATGGCAATCTTATTGTAATATAAATCTTGTTGATCGCAGAAAGAACAACTATATGGACAACCTCTATTAGTTTCTATGATAGCACTATATTGTTTACCAGGTTGCATAAGACTATCCATCAACCCACTTAAATAAGGACTTGGTATGTCGTTTAATTCTTTATCTGGTTTAGGTGGCGTATAAGAGTCTTTTGTCATTACGCCTGGGTATGTAAAGTTACCTTTTAGTATTTCAGCAAATGCTCTTTCACCTGCATATGTAACTATAATATCACATAGGTCAGTATTGTCTTCTAACCAACTTTGTTTGAATGGCACTTGTGGTCCACCCATTACTATTTTGCAATTAGGATATTTCTTTTTGACTGCTCGTGCTAACTGACAAGTTATGTCCCAGTTCCACACGTATGTTGATAATGCTAAGATGTCAGGATTGTCAATCTTTTTTAGATAGTCCTCTACGGACTCTCTTTCAAAGAAGATGTCTCCTAGTTCCCAATCTGTTACCTGTGTCTTACAATATTCCCAAATATATGCAACACTTAACGGTAAAAAGATAGCGTCAGCAATTAGATTGTTTATTTGAGTAAAATATACCTTTTTCAATTCTCATTCCTTAATTCTCTACTCTACTCTCTATTGATATTTATACATAAATATGTTATAATATTATATGATTAATTTAGTATGTACAAGTAAACCAGGTGATGGTCTGTTTCATTACAGTTATGAACATTGTTGTTTTCTCAACGACCTAGGTATAAGTGCCAAACTGATTGTTATACCCAATAAAAAACACATAATACAAGATTACATTGACGCAATAAATGAGTGTTATACAAAGTTTGAAAACATAGTGTTTAATGACTATATGCCACGGTCAGATGACGTAACTTTGATTATGGGTAGAAGTATGTTAACACTTGCATACCTTGATTACAACAGTTATACCGAAGAACAAAAATTTACATTACATCAATTATTTGGTGGTAAACTCATATCTGTATATTCAGAAAATCACATCAAAGAATATCCTATCGCACTAGATTTTTATGAACCAGAAGAAGTAATTGACTTATGCGACCATGAGGTATATGTAAATGGTGTAGGCGAACAATTTGAAAAGATAATAAACTTTAGTATATACAAACCTATAGTAGATAACATACAGTTTAAATATCTATTTCTAGGAACAAATAAAACATATTATAGAGAAGTAGAAAAACATATAAAAAATTATACGTCACACGGTATCATAGCATACAAAGATAAGTACATAAATCAAAAATATAATCATTTATTCGTGCCTGTTAAAAATCTATTAGGTTTATTTGACACATATGTTTACACTAAACCGAACTTTGATCCTGCACCTAGAATAATACAAGAATGTAAATGGTTAGGAAAAGAAGTGATTTATTTAAGAGATAAATCTATTATAGATGGTGGACCTGTGTATTGGAAAAGACCTGCAAAGTGTTTAACTGAACAAAAAGATAAGATAGAAAATTTACTAAAATATTTAAAATGAGCGATATAGCATTTTATAGAAGATCAAAAAAGGGAATAAATATTGACATAAGCAATAGATGTCCACTTGAATGTATGAGGTGTCAAAGGCAGACAAACTTTACACTTGAAGGCAGAAAAGTTTATGGTCGGGATGCTACGATGGATGAAATAAGAAAGTTGTCTGATTATTTTTCATCATTTAATTTCTGTGGTCAGTTATCTGATCCAGTACATCATCCCAAGTTTGTTGAGATATTAGAGTACCTGTATAATAAAGATATACAAGTTACAGTACATAATGCCTCGTCTGCCAAATCTAAAAGTTGGTACATAAAAGCATTTAAGGCACACCCTAGAGCAAAATGGATATTTGCAATAGATGGTTTACCTGAAGAAAGTAACATGTATAGAGTAAACCAAGATGGTAAAAAGTTGTATGAAATTATGTTAGAGTCAAAGAAATATTTAAAACAAACACCATCATGGCAGTTTATAGTGTTTAGTTACAATGAACATAATTTAGAAAAGGCAAAACAAATGGCAATAGATGAGGGTTTAATGTTCATAGTGTTACACTCGTCAAGGTGGATGGGAGAAAGTGACCCATTAAGACCTAAATCAAAAGAATATAATTTAGCATATAAAGGATACGTAAGACCACAATGAAAAAAGATCCTTTAAAAGGCAAGTTTGTTGCTCAATGTATGAATGGTAAAATGCAAATGGCTATGAGTAATAGAGGTCATTTATTACCTTGTTGTTGGTGTGACCAAGAATGGACATTAAGTACGCCTTTGTTTCAAAGATTATTAAAAGTAAGTAAAGTAAGTGAAGCAGAAAATATAGATGAAATAGTATTAACAGATGAATGGAGAGAGTTTGAACAAATAATGAAAGATGGTGAAGCAGGCGATCATAGTAAAGTACCTAAAAATTGTCTATATCATTGTTTACAAAGAGGTGAAGATAAATTAAAAATAGAACATCATTTAGATGAAGAAGGTAAATCAATAGTAAAGAATAAAGTATGAAGAAACTAATAGTAAGTGGATGTAGTTGGGGAGATAAAAACTTTTACTCACAATTTCATCCTGAAATGGATTGCGATTGGCCTAAATGGCCTCAATTACTAGCAGAAAAACTAAACATGGAATGTATTAATCTATGTAAATCTGGTGCAGGACAAGAGTACATTTATAGCTCTTTATCAGATGAGATACTAAATCATAATAGAGAAGATATAGGTTTTGTTATGGCTGCATGGTCAACTGCACCTAGACGTTGTTATAAAATAAAAAATAGATGGACTAATGATAGAGAAGATAGAAGAGGTGACTTATCTTATTGGACAGAAAAGAGTATAAGATATCAATATGCTTTTCAAAATCTTATGGAACAAGCAAGACTTCCATATTTACAGTTTCAGATGATTAGTTTATATAGAGGTTACTTATGGGAAATAAAAATAAAAGAAGAAAATTTAACAAGAAATTTAAGACCTCAACAAGTTGGTATATTACATAAAAGCGTACAAGATCAATCACTCAGCGTTTTAAGAAATACAAAATACAAGTTTAATAATAAATTTTTTAACTGGCCTACAGATGAATTATTAGGAGGTTCATCTTTAGAGTTTAGTGTATTAAATGAATCACATAAAATATCAGAAATAGATAGGCACCCTAATGCAAAAGGCCATGAGAAAATTGCGGAACACTTATATGAACAAACACAGAAAGAGAGGTAATTGATGACTGGATGGGATAGAGATTATCTAGCAAACAAAGATGAATACTTAAAACTTTTTGATAATGTTATGCAAAAAGAAAACGAAAGAAACGTTGAGTTTTTAGAAAAGAAAATACAAAAAGTTATCAACAGAAAATATGTTGTTGCCTGTGCTAGTGGTACAGACGCTTTACAATATGCTCTTATGTGTTATGCCATAAAACCTGGTGATGAAGTATTAGTTACAAACTTCTCATGGATATCTTCAGCGTCATGTGTAGCAATGAATGGTGCAACAACTGTATTTTGTGACGTTGATCCAAAAACAAATCATATGTCAATTGATAGTATCAAACGTATGTATTCAGACAAAACAAAAGCAATTGTATATCCTCATTTGTTTGGCAATATATCTGATATGACAGAAATACAAAACTTTTGTGAAGAAAAGAATATTGCACTAATAGAAGACGCTTGTCAATCATTTGGTGCAAGTAGAAATGGTCAACAAGCAGGTACATTTGGCGATATTGCAACATTAAGTTTCAATGCAAATAAACCTGTTGCAGGCATATCAGGTGGTGGTGCTATTTTATTAGATCAGAAAGGTAAAGCAGATTTTTTAAAAAAAGTAAGAAGACACGGTAACGGTGATGTATTAGGATATAACTCTAAAATGTTAGCAATCAATGCTGAATTTATTAGTCATAGAATGGACAAAATGCACGAATGGCAAGATAAACGTTTTAGAATTGCAAAAAGATATACTCACAATTTAAAAGATTTGCCTGTGACTATACCACATGTAGATGAGATTGTAAATCATTGTTATCACAAATATGTCATAAGATTAGAAAACAAAGAAACAAGGGATTTACTAAAGAAAAGACTTAATGCTAATGTACATTATCCTATGCCTATATCAGAAAACCCCTTGTATAAAACACACATACATAGAAAAGATAACTGCTTGAATTCCCAGTTAATATGTGATACAATATTAACATTACCTATTCATCCATATTTAACAGATGATGAGGTGGATAATACATGTAAAATTATAATGGCTACAATATGAAAGAAATAATTATAAGCCCAAATATCACTAGTTTTTGTTATATAGATGATGACAATAATATGATTGATATAACAGATAAGATACCTTATAGATTACTTCAATTTGTTAAGAAAACAAAGTTTCTATTTGGCGATGATATAATTTTAGACAGAGCGTTAGTAAAAAAACACAATGAAGATATTTACGAGTATCTTATAGAAAAGGCTTATGAAAGAGAAGACTTTTTGTTTAAACAAACAAGATTTAAAACATCAGCAAAGGAACAATTACTAATAGCCTTTAATAAATTATTTTTTACTAAATTTGATAATAGATGATAACGTTAAAAGAAATACAACAGAATTATTTAGCCATAGATTTTTTTATGTCTATGTCTTGTAATAAAGATTGCCATTACTGTACAAGTTATACTTTAGAAATGAGAAACTTGACAGTTGATATGGATTTCCTAAAACAAACACTAGACTATTTAAAAAATTATAAGATACGTGTTTGTCTTCTAGGTGGTGAGCCAGGACTAATTAAAAATTTAGATGATGTAATTGCTGAAGTTAAAAGCAGACCTAATCACGTATGTTCAGTACTATCAAACTCTTTTGTACGTAAAAGATATCCCCATATACTAAAAGATCCTGATATACTTTATGTTGAACATAATATATTAGATTTTTACGAAGACGGAATTAAAAAACTAGGTAATTTAGATAGATTAGAACCTTATGGTTTCATACAACCAAATGATTATAACAATTACAATCTATGTGTAAAAACACCGAATTACTTTAAATACAAAGATAAGTTTCCTGAAGAAATGATAAAGTTAAATCATAAAAACACAATGTGGAAATCATTTAATGGTAGAACACCTAACAAAGATGATGTTACAGCAGTACACGAACAAGCTGCAGAAATAGATCGTAAGATGTGTGCAGCTTTTCCTATGGTACCTGTTATCAATTTTGAAACAAGAAAACTTGTACATTGTAGTAAGAAGTTTGCCAATAATGCAATTCACTCCAAAACATTTGACATAACACAGGAGAATATAGATAAGATGATGAATTTTAGATTATTTAAATATGAGAACTATTGTAAAACATGTATGGAATGGGTTGAACCTAAAGGTCATTTTCCTTTATCAAAATATGCGAGTGTACTAAATGGATAAAATATTTGCAGTTGCTTTAAATCTACACGATCATAATACATATGATGGTGTGTATCATAATCAAAGAGAAAGAGAAACTAGATTTAAACATAATCTACCATATCACGCTGAGGCGTATGCTCATCAATCAGATATACTTAACGTAAGTGATTATAGATTGAATGATGAGTTTACTGAACAATACTTTAAAAAACCAGATGACGCCATACTAGCATTTACATATACGTTTGGTGGTATTAGAAAATCAAAAGAAGAATTGTGGAGTACAATATTAAAAGGACATAATGAGATATTTAATTACGATCCTAAAAAACTATGGGATCACTATCACAAAGATAATGTTTATTTTATAGATCATCATCAATCACACGCTGCTTATGCGTTTCTTAATTCAGGTTATAAAGAGTCTGACATACTTGCGATAGATGGTATAGGTTCTAAATTTAGATGTGTATTTTTTGATAAAGAACAAAACTTAATTGATCTATCAGACAAGTTACCTATTGGTTGGTTGTGGAATCATATGTCAGGTCTTACAGGTTTTGGTACATTAGGTGCAAGTAAACTTATGGGTAAAGTAGGATATGGTAAATTTAGTAGATATTACTATACATGTTTTGAAGTTATACTTGATAGTCCTATAACTGAAAAGAAACAAGAACACTTTAAACAAATAGATGTAGATACACACGGCCTAGATGACTTAGCATATACACTACAAAGATTTACTTTAGATAAAATAAAAGAACATGTATATCCATTAAAAACTTGTGATAACTTATGTATCGCAGGTGGTGTTGCTTATAATGGTTACATGAATGAAGAATTTACAAAACATTACAAGAATGTATTTGTACCACCTGCAATAGGTGATGAAGGACAAGCCATTGGTGCATATCAACATGCTGATTTTGTCTTAAATGAAAATGTACATAAATCAGAATTGTATGCTGGTAAAGAGTATGAGTATATAGGAGAAGAAAAAGTAAATTATAAAGAAGTAGCACAAGCAATAGCAGATGGTGCTATTGTAGGTTGGTTTCAAGGTAAATCAGAAAGTGGTAATCGTGCATTAGGTAATAGAAGTATATTAGCAGACCCTCGTAATCCTGATATAAAGAATATTATTAATCACACTATAAAGATGAGAGAAGACTTTAGACCTTTTGCACCTGTAGTGTTAGAAGAACATTACAAAGAATACTTTGATACAAAAGGCGGCCCTAGTCCTTATATGTCTAGGATATGTAAAGTAAAAACTGATAAAGTACCAGGTATCACACACGTTGATAATACTGCTAGAATACAGACTATAAATATAAAAGACAATGAAAAGTTTTACAATATAGTGAATGAGTTTTACAAAATTACAGGTATACCGATGTTATTGAATACAAGTTTTAATTGTCAGGAACCTATTGTAGAAACACCTCAGCACGCTATAAGAACTTTTAAAAAAACAGGATTAAACTTGTTGATAATAGGAGATTGGATAATTAGAAAATGATACCTAACTCAATGACACATTATAGTCTTTTAAAAAAGAAAAGAAGACACGTTATCAGTTATAAGAAAGATGTGCCAGCAAAAGAAATTATAGATAGAGCTTTAGAAAAAGCATTGATAACAACATCATCTAAAAACAATATGTTTGCATATAGAATACATGTCTATGGTCCTGAACAACAAAAATGGAAAGAAAAGATATGGACTCTATCTAACAAAAATCATATTTACGTTGACAAAGATACAAATGATTTAGGTTTATCTAAAGTAACACATGACGCAAAAAAGAATCCTAATCCAAACTACAATCACGTAAGAACAAATCCTTATTTGTTTGTATTTCATAGCAGAGTTGTACATAAACCAAATGCGTTTTATCAAAGACAGATAGATAATGGTAGTCATACAGCTGATGAACAATATCCAGAATATGTAGATAAGATTATAGATCACATTGCTTTAGAAGTAGGAATGTTTGCAAATAATCTAACAATTTATTTACTTGAAAAGGGATTAGATGTATCATATAATATATGTTTTGTAAGAGATACACAAGAATGGCACGATTTAGGTTTTAGTTGGGTAAAAAGAAGACCAATATTAATTATGAGTTGTGGATATGCTGAAGAAACAAGAGAACAATGGTTGAAAAAAAATAGTGAAGGTGGAGATACATGCCCACCGTTAACAGATATAGTGAGTTGGATTAAATGATAGAACGAGATCAATTACAATACTTAAAAAATATTTTAAGTTTACACAATAACCACATAGATTATAATCTATTAGAAAAAATAATCTATACAATTAAAGAAGAACCTGATTTAGAGTATAATATACTAGACTCTTTTAGTAGTCCTCAAGTTAATGCAAAAATGAATATTATAAACCATTGTGATAAACTTGGTTTAATAACAGATCAATCAGAAATAACAATATTCGGTTGTTGGTTTGGCAGTATTCTAGTACCTGCATTGGCGCCTAGAGTAAAAAAGATTACAGCAATAGATATGGACGATAGAGTTATAAAGATTGCAAAAAATAAATTATTTTACAACTATGAAAATGTGAACTTTATATCAGATGATATATTCAAAGATTTTAGAAACGAATATGAGAAAACAGATTTATTCATTAATACTTCGTGTGAACATATGCGACCAATGTCTGAATGGGGACCTATAGGACCTAAATCACTATATTTCAATTCAAAATTTGGTGTGCCTGTTACACGTAAAGTTCCATGGTGGACAAGAATGAAAAAGACAGCACATTTTGCCTTTCAATCAAATGACATGTTTAATATTGATACACATATAAATTGTGTAAACAATGGCGATGAATTTAAAACACAATTACCTACAAACACCGAAGTACTTGTTGAAGATGAGATCAATGATGAAAGAGGAACAAGATTTACATTAATAGGAAAGATATTATGAAAAGAGTAATTTATAGTTTGTACATTGATATACCCACAAAAGATATTGATCTGTTTGATAAAAATATTTTAAAAACAGGTGATACGCCTATGAACATAAGAACTAAACAACAATTTGCAAAACACTATGGTGATCTACGTGCTTGTAAACAAATTTATGCTGACGCCATTGGTGCTGATTTTATTATGTATGAATATGATTCAAACTTTTCACTATGGTCAGCACAAATTAAAAACTCATATCCATATCTTACAATGTACAATATAATAAATTTCTATAAGATACATTTAATGTATGAATTAGCTATGAAGTATGATGAAATATTATTTTTAGATTTTGACGTTGTGCCTATGAAAAATGAAAACTTCTTTGAGGCGTGGGACTTAACAAAAGGTATAGCTGTACTAAACAACAATAATAAAGTAACTAAAATAGAATCAGTAACAGACACATCACAAACAATAAGAAGTCCATCATCAAAATATTTCAACGCTCAGGCAATGTTGTTTGAAAAAGGTTTAAGTACAAAGAATGATGTTATTAATACAGGTATTGTAGGTATTAACAAAGATCATTTAGTAAAACTAAATTACTTTGCAAACTTTGAAAATGATTTAAAAATGATGTCAGACTTAAAAGAAAGCTCTGATATTTTTCCTAAAAAAGTATTACAATATTTTGGTTGGGATAATGAAACATTATTTTCAGTTAAACTAAATGAGAACAATGTGCCAGTACAATGGTTAGATGATAAGTGGCATTATTTTTTATATATTCAAGGCTTTATACCTAAAGAAACTATACTTTGCCACACTATCAATAAAGACTTTGATCTTGTGTGGAGAAGACTTAATGCTTAAAATATGTACTGTATATTTTGATGGTTTCTATACACCTGATTATGTTTCTAAACTTTATGATAGTTTAAAAAAACATTCAACAGTTGACTTTGAATTTGTATGTATAAGTGATACAGATGTTAAAGCAGATGTAGTCCTACCTTACAATCATCATAGTGAAGTAAAAAAACATTGGCATAAACTTAAATTTTTTAGTCCTCATTTTGCATATCAGAAACCAGGTGATGATATAATCATTATGGACATAGATCAAGTTATTGTCAATAACATAGATGACTTACTTAAATATCCAGTAGAACATAACGAACTAGTGACATATGGTCAATGGTGGGAAAACAAACTAGGTATCAATGGTGGTTTTTATAAGTTTAAATCAGGTAGTTTGAAGTTTGTATGGGATGACTTTGCACTTAATCCTGAATACTGGCAATTACATTTTTATAACAATGGTACTGTACATAAGAAATACTATGGCGAACAAAACTACGTTAAGTGGAAGATATTAGAACACAAAGCAAAACTAACTAAAACACCTAGTGAATGGATTGCGAAATATACAGATGACTATACAGAAAACTTAAAATTAAATCAAATGTATATGCAGAAATTTAATACTGATTACATGATACTAGACAAAGAAGTAAACGAGAAACTAAAAGTTGTACATTTTACAGGAGTAGGAAGAAAGATAAATGAGAATTATTTGTTGTAGATTTGGTAAAAAGTTTACTCAATGGCATGTTGATAACTTAAAACATATGATAGATGAATACTCTGGTCTAAAGTATGATAGTTTTGAAGTTATAGAAGATGACCTATATGGTAATTGGTTTAACAAGTTTCAGATGTACGAAAAGTTCCGAGATGGGGAAAACTTGTATTTTGATTTAGATGTGATAATCTATAATAAATTACCTAATCTTATAAGAGAAAAATTTACATTATTAGATGATACATGGTGGAGAGAGCCTGCTCATACACCACTTAATTCTTCAGTAGTATCATGGACTGGCGATGTATCTTATATATGGGACAAGTTTAAAAAATATGATGAGTTTTTTATAGACACTTACACTAGAGGTAGTGATGAGTGGTACTATAAAAACATAAAGTATGAAACCTATGATAGGATATGTCCTTCAATAAAAGACTATCTCTATTATAAACCTTTGTCCTACAGTATGTGTACGCTTGGTCAAATGCACCATCTACAAGAAAAAGGATGGACAGGTTGGTATTCTAATTATTTTCTAAAATCTGACAAGCAGTAGCAATAATATCTTTTTTAGTTTTTGATTGTCTTAACTTTTTCTTTAATTCTTCTTGTTTAGAATCTTTGATTTCATTTAATTCAAATACTGCTAATTTCAACGCAAATACGTGATCTAAATTTTCATCATCACCAAAAATAGCTTCTACTACTTTAGGATAAAATTTAGTATCAATTTTATTTGAGTCCATTATTAGACCATCTTGTTTTGCAATTTGTAAAACTGTATCTTCAAAGTCTTTTCTTTGTTGTTTCTTTGCTTGATATGTTGCCTCATGCAATTGATCTACAGTCATAACAGTTTGTAGCGCTTGAAACTTAACATCTTTTTCATCAAAAGGTATAACGTATGGTATAGTTGCTGACTTATCTTCGTTTGTCATTAGTATTTCAATGTTTTGTCTTTCATTGTCAACAAAATGAGCAGTTATAAAATGATCTTTTAAATATTCTTCAGTTAACATGTTTGTTCTCCTTAATGTAGTCATATAAATTAATTTTAGGTGACCAACCTATTTTATTTAGTAGTGTATTATCAGCAAGGTTATCTAATCTTTCGTTTTGTTCTCCCACAACACGTTCACAGTTAATTCCAAAGTATTCAATTAACTCTACAAGATTGTTTGTAGTACCAGAACCTATATCTGTTACACCTGTTAAATTTGATTTTATCAAATTATCTATCGCTCTCACTAAATCGTCAACGTGTATAAAATCTCTACTATGATTTGTGTTGATATAAGGAACATCATTTCTTAATATTCTTGGTATCAACATTGTTTCTCTAGCATTAGGACCATACACGGTCGTAAATCTCATACCCATACTATTAGCAGGAGCAACACGCTCTAAAGCATATTTACTCATTGCATATGGATTTTTCCAAGGTTCGTGTGCTGTTGCTGAACTTGCGTATAAGATTCTTGTATCTTTAAAATAATCAAAAAGTCTTTGACCTGCGATTACATTTTGTATCCAGTACTC